TACAAGACCTGATATATCATCTAGGCATTTAGTGTTTATGACATATTTAAATGATGTTGATGATGCAGGAGAAACAGAATTTTATTATCAAAAATTAAAAATAAAACCTCGCAAGGGATTAACTGTGATGTGGGGAACTGACTGGACATTTACGCATCGTGGTATTCCATCTCCAAGTCAAGATAAATACATTGTAACAGGTTGGTATAACTTTTTAGATTAATATGGCACATTACGCAAGAGTAGTTCATGGTTACGTCACAGATGTAATTGTTGCTGACAAATCATTTATAAATAATTTCCCAAAAGAATCAGATGTTAAATGGATTGAAACATGTCCATGCACATTTGAAGGTAAATTAATTAGCAATGATTGTGAATGTAAAACACCATTAAGAATGAATTATGCAGGTGTTGGTGGCACATATAATGAAGAATTAGATGCTTTTATACCACCAAAAGAATATCCTTCATGGATGTTTGATATAAATACTTGCACTTATATTCCAAGAATACCTAAACCTAATGATGGTCAGTTTTGGGATTGGAATGAATCTAAATTATGTTGGGAGTTATTTGAATAATGTTTTTAGCACAACCATTTTCTTCAGCAGGGTTTTCTGCAATCGCTCCACGATTTGGTGCTACGTTTTTATCAACACCTGAATTTACAGCATCTACTGCATTTGAGGTTAATTATGTAAGAGTAAGAAACATCACTCTTGATATTACCAACGAATCAGACGTTATTGCTTTTGGTGGATATTTAAGAACATTTTCGCCATCTGTAGAGGTAAGTGTTGAAACATCTGCTTTACCAAACGCTATATATAGACCTACAGTTTTTGTTAATAGCAATGCTACTATTACTGTTAATGGATATTTAATAGGCGAAGAATGGTCTGACACAACATTTAATGCTCATTCATGGACTGATGTAATATCAGGTAGTGATTCATGGACTGAAGAAAGTGTAACAACAAACACATGGAATAAAAAAGGATAAAAAATGGCAAAAACCAAAATATCAGAATATGATGTAGTAGCAAGTAATAATACCGACATTAATGGTATTAATATTGCGGAATCATGTCCCCCAAGTGGGATAAACAACGCTTTGAGAGAGATTATGAGCGACCTCAAAGATTTTCAAGCAGGCACAAGTGGCGACATATTGCCATTGGCATCAGGTGGAACAAACGCAAATAATGCTACAGATGCAAGAACAAACTTATCATCTGCTAAGTCAGGTGCTAACTCTGACATTACATCATTATCAGGATTAACAACTGCTTTATCTGTTGCTCAAGGTGGAACTGGATCATCATCTATTACTGCTAATAGCGTAATTTTAGGAAATGGCACAAGTGCTGTTCAAACAGTCGCTCCTAGCACATCAGGAAATGTTTTAGTGTCAAACGGAACTACTTGGATAAGTGGACTAGTTGAAACAATCCCAGCAGGTGCAGTGCAATACTTTGCAATGAATACTGCTCCATCAGGTTGGTTAAAAGCAAATGGTCAGGCAGTATCAAGAACAACCTATGCAACATTATTTAGTGCAATCGGAACTACATTTGGTTCAGGCGATGGTTCAACAACATTTAATGTGCCTGATTTAAGAGGTGAATTTGTAAGAGGTTGGGATGACAGTAGAGGTATTGATTCAGGTCGAGCATTTGGTTCATGGCAAACACAAAATACTAATAAAGAAGAACTTAGTATGTCTACAAGTGCTAATGGATCTACACCAATTACAGCACCAACAGAAGATGGTTCAACATACAGTGCATGGTTGACCTGTGGACGTAATGATGGTGCTTCAAGAGCATTGAGATTAAGAATGAATAACACAGAAACAAGACCTCGTAACTTTGCTTTATTAGCGTGTATTAAATCATAAGGATATTTAATGGCAACCAGAATACAATTTGAAGAATGGTTACCTGACCAACCATCAGTTACTTCATTACGAGATGCTAAAAATGTTTATCCAACTGGTGTTGGATACGCTCCATTTAATAATGATGAAATATTTTCAGGCAGTGCTAGTGAAAATATTAACTCTGTATTTGGTGCTAAATACGGAAATGAAGTTATTATCTTTGCAGGTGGTCAAACAACATTAAATAAGTTAGATGCTACTGATTTATCTTTTGATGATGTATCTAAAGTTGGTGGTTATAGTGGTGGAACATGGAAATTCTTGCAATTTGGTGGTGTCGTTATCTGTGCTAATAATGCAAATAAATTACAATCATGGACTATTGGAACATCTACATTATTTGCAGACTTAGATGCTAATGCACCAGTTGCTAAATATGTTACTGCTGTTAGAGATTTTGTTTTTACTGGAAACCTTGATGGTGGAACAAATCCCAATAAAGTTCAATGGTCTGATATTAACGATGAAACCACATGGGTTTCAGGAACTACCAGTCAGTCTGATTTTCAGATACTTCCAGACTCAGGAAATATAACTGGACTTAGTGGTGGAGAATTTGGTCTTATATTCTGTGAGAAGGGTATATATAGGGCAACCTACTCTGGTTCACCATTATACTTCCAATTCGACCTAATATCTCGTGGACTAGGATGCCTAGAAGGTAATAGTATTGCACAGTATGGTGCTACATCATTCTTCTTATCTGATGACGGTTTCTACAAATGTGATGGTCAAACAGTTACAGGCATTGGAACAGAGAAAGTAGACAGATTCTTTTTTGATGATGCTGACTTAAATAGTATTACTACAATGTCATCTGCAATTGATCCAATTAAAAAGTTAGTTATATGGAACTACCCTAATGTTGATGGTGGTCGAAGTATGTTAGTGTATAACTGGCAATTAAATAGATGGTCAAGAGTATTAACTGATGTGGATGGGTTAGGTGGTATTACCACCACTGGATACACATTAGAAGCATTAGAAACTGTATTAGGGTATACAAACATCGATTCTTTACCTGCATCATTAGATAGTAGATTATGGGTAGGTGGAAAGTTTTTATTTGCAGGTTATAAAGATGACAAGATTGTTACCTTTACAGGAACTACGTATAACTCTGAACTAATTACTGCGGACATTGAGATTGGTTATAATTCTGTAGTTACACTAGTTAGACCTCAAATTGATAACGGATCTGCAACTATTAAAGTCGCATCAAGAAGAGAACTAGACGATAACATACAGTTTGGTTCATCTATAACGACATCATCTGAAGGTCGAGCAAGTGCAAGAAGTGCAGGAAGGTATCATAGATTTAAAGTAACTCCAACAGGTAACTGGACAAATGCTATTTCTATAGATGTTGATGTAAAACCACAAGGCAATAGATAATGCAGTTTAGAAGATTACAACCGCAATATGCAGATACTCGTGAAATTGCAGAAGTTACAAACCAGATATTAAATGGTAAAACTAATAACACTGGAACATTTAACTTAGACACTGGTTGGGCAACAACTACTACAATTTATAACGAAAGAATTTCTACAGATTCTAAAATTGTTTTAGTTCCATTTAGCGATACAGCAGAAACATCTACAGCACCTTATGGTGAGTTTACTAAAAATACAAACCAGTTAGCACCAAGTTCAGGAAATACAGCAGTTGTTGAGTGGACTACAGAGCATGAAATTAATGGAATGTATTTAGATGGAGTCAATACATCAAGAATATATGTTAGAAACGATGGCATATATAAAGTATTATTTTCTCTACAACTAGCAAACGCTAATAACGATGCAGAATATGCAGATGTATGGTTTAGAGTAAATGGCAGTGATGTTGCTGATTCTGGAAAAAGGTTTGGTTTACCAGCAAGAAAGTCTACAGGTGACCCATCTCATTTAACTGGAACTTCAAGTCATGTATTAGATTTAAATGCAGGTGATTATATTGAAATAGCAGGAGCAACATCTTCTACCGATGTTTCTTTGGAACATTTTACTGCTACAACGACAACACCATATACAAGACCTGCAATACCATCTGCACAAGTAAATATTACATACATTGCACCATTTAGTATGGATAATGTATATGTATCAGCACAGCAAAACGGACAGGCAACAGTATCACACTTTGCTAATAACTCATCAAACAATACGTATGGGTATATAATTATAGGATAATGAATCATAATTTATTCATAGTTCCTACTACCCATGTCCAGCAGTTTTGGCATTTAGCAGAAGATTATCTACAAAGAGCAATAGACACTGGAAACGGTGAATTTACAATTGATCAATTACGTCAATTTGTATCACAAGGTAATTCAGTTTTATTGTTAATTATGGACGATGATAAAGTTTGTCATTGTGCATTTACAGTTCAATGGATTAATTACCCTAATGACCGAGTTGCTTATATTACCTATATTGGAGGTAAGACTAATAATAAATGTTGGGAACAATTTTTAACATGGGTAAAAAACAATGGTGGAACTAGAGTTCAAGGTTCTACTTCTAAAGAATCTATTGTGCGTTTATGGAAACGCAAATGGAATATGAAACCAAAGTATACATTAATGGAGTATAAATTATGAGTCGTTTTTACGGAACAGAGTATTTTGCAGAGTTTGATGGTAACCAATCCATCGACAATGGCAAGATGGGCAGACAGTTATTTAAAGGTGGAGGTGGTGGTTCTTCGACTACTGAACAGCGAATTGACCCAATTTTAAGACCGTTTATAACCTATGGATTAAATGAGGCGCAAGATCTTTACGAATCAGACACTCCACAGTATTATCCATATCAAACCTATGTATCACCATCTTCTCAAACACAAAGTGCATTACAAGGAATTCAAAATAGAGCATTAGCAGGGAATCCATTAGTAACTGGCGCACAGCAACAATTAGGTCAAACAATTGCTGGTGCAAATTTAGGTATGAATCCATATCTTGCAAATGCTTTACAAGGAACAGCAGGAGTTGCTACACAACAATTTTATGATGCATTAGGAAATGTTGCATCTCAATCTTCTAAAGCAGGTCGTTATGGTTCTGGTGCAATGTCTGATTTACAGTCTCGTGCATCTACAAATCTTGCTAAAGAATTAACATCTCGTGCTGGTGAACTAGCATATCAAAATTACGCTAATGAGCGTGCAATTCAAGAGCAAGCATTACGAGATGCTCCTACACTTGCACAGGCGGACTATACAGATTTGCAACAATTAATGAACGTAGGGCAGGCATCTGAATCATACCAACAAAAAGCATTAGAGTCAGATATTGGTCGATACGAGTTCGAGCAAAACCTACCTTACAGTAAACTACAAACATACCTCTCTTCAGTGTATGGCGCTCCTATGGGTAGTGTATCAACAACAAGTCAGTCAGGAGGAGGTAAATAATGTTTGAACAATTTTTTGCAAACTTGGGTATTAATTTATTACAAGGTAAAGATCCAATAACAGCAACTAAGGATGCTGGCATATCTACCGCCACTGGCAATATGTTTGGTAAGGCATTTGACTCATTTCAATTAGGTGGTGAATTAGCAAATCAAGGTGTTCAGAATGCTGAATATGTAAACCCTGCATTATCAAGCACTGCAAATGCTGGTGCTGGGTATACTGGGGATGTTAGTATGATGCAAAGTAATTTAGGTCGAGTTGGTGAGTTAACACCTCCCCCAATTAACCCAGACGTTACAGCAAGATCTATGTATCCATTTCAACAAAATCCAGCATATATGCAACCACAAGTTGATACTGCTGATTTAGGTGCTTACGATATAGCACAAATGAATAACACACAGTATCCAGACTACACAGCACAAAAAGGAACTTCTGATTTATACACTGGTGGTGGAGCAGAACAACCAATGTCTTTGCTAGATAGGGCATATGCAAAAGGTTCTGATATGATCAGCAATATCGATTCTGGTGATGTAGCAACTGGCGGTTTGTTGTATATGAATAAATTAAATGAAGATCAAAAATACAAAGAATATATGAATATGCAACGTAGTGCTATGGCAAAAGGTGGCATATCTTCTGGAAACCCAGATAAACTTACTCCAGCACAAATATTAAAAGTAAAGGTGACATAAATGGTAGATTTTACAAAACTATTTCAAGACGTATTACCTCCTGACCCTAATCAACCAAATGTAAATACGGTGCAAACTACGCCTACACCTGATAGTGGTTTTTTGCAAAAGATTGGTCTAGATAATATTAATCCATTCTTTACTCGTAGAGATCCATTCTTAACATCTATTATTGGTAAAGAAGGTGCTGATCGTGTATTAGATCAAGGCACAGGAACTGGTATAGTAACTGCTGGATTAACATATGGTTTAACTGGCGATCCATTTAAATCGTATCTTACTGGTATGGAAGGTTCACAAAAGTCTGTAGATAAGAGAAGGCAGTCTATCTTTGACATGATTAAATATAGCAAAGAAATGAAAGAATATAATTTAATGGATTTTAATGCACTACCAAATGAGTATAAGACGTTTGGTATGATGAAAAATGATCCTGCATTTGCTAAGTATCAGTTTGCTAAAGATATGTTTACAACTGATATTAAAGAGTTTGAATACGCACAAAATGCAGATGGATTTATTGATTTCTTAAAAGAAATGGCAATTGCAAAACGTCCACAATTTCAAACAACGATTGGTATTGCTAATAAAAATGCTAGTGATGCAATGTTTAAAGATGTTCAAGGTGTTCGTGATGAAGGTAATAAAGCATATGCTGGTAAAAAAGCAGTTATGCGTATGCAAGACATTCTCAATAGTGGTCTAACAACAGGTTTAGGTAAAGAGATTGCATTAAACTTAACACAACCATTACAGTTAGTATTGGGTGACAAATTTAATGCTGACGAGTTATCTAAATTAGAAGACTTTAAAGCAATTTCTAACTTAGTTGTTTTACCACAAGTTAAACAACTTGGTTTCAACCCAACTAACGTTGACTTGGCATTTATTGTTCAATCATCTCCACAGTTAAAAAATACAACACAGGGTAACTTACTAATGCTTAAAGCGTTAGAAGAAGACTATACTCGTCAAGAAATGTTAGCATTGAAGATGGATGAGTGGGTTATTGCTAATGCTGGTTTAATGACTGATGATCCTATTGTTGCTG